CGCGGCATCGGCGAGCCGGTCGGCCTCAACGGCAAGACCAGCGGCATCATTCCCTTCGTGCGGGTGATGGATTCGCTGACGCTGGCGATCAGCCAGGGCTCGCTGCGCCGCGGCTCGGCCGCCTGCTATCTCGATGTCTCGCATCCCGAGATCGAGGAGTTCCTCGAGATCCGCAAACCCTCGGGCGACTTCAACCGCAAGGCGCTGAACCTGCACCACGGCGTACTGCTGACCGACGAGTTCATGGCCGCCGTGCGCGACGGCGCCGAGTTCGCGCTGCGCAGCCCCAAGGACGGCTCGGTGCGCGGCAAGGTCGATGCGCGCTCGCTGTTCCAGAAGCTGGTCGAGACGCGCCTCGCCACCGGCGAGCCCTACATCGTCTTCAACGACACCGTGAACCGGATGATGCCGCGCCATCATCGCGAGCTGGGGCTCAAGGTCTCGACCTCGAACTTGTGCTCGGAGATCACGCTGCCCACCGGCCGGGATCACCTCGGCAACGATCGTACCGCGGTGTGCTGCCTGTCCTCGCTCAACCTGGAGACCTGGGAAGAGTGGAAGGGCGACAAGCGCTTCATCGAGGACGTGCTGCGCTTCCTCGACAACGTGCTGCAGGATTACATCGACCGCGCCCCCGACGAGATGGCGCGCGCCAAGTACTCGGCCATGCGCGAGCGCTCGGTCGGCATGGGGGTGATGGGCTTCCACTCCTACCTGCAGAAGAAGGGCATCGCCTTCGAAAGCGCGATGGCCAAGGCGCTGAACCTGCAGATGTTCCAGTACATCAATCAGAAGGCCAACGAGGCCTCGATGCTGCTCGCCAACGAGCGCGGACCCTGCCCCGATGCCGCCGACGTTGGCGTGATGGAGCGCTTCAGCTGCAAGATGGCGATCGCGCCGACCGCCTCGATCAGCATCATCTGCGGCGGCACCTCGGCCTGCATCGAGCCGATCCCGGCCAACATCTACACCCACAAGACGCTCTCTGGCAGCTTCGTGGTGAAGAACCCGTACCTGGAAAAGCTGCTCGCTTCGAAGAGCAAGGATTCCACCAACGTGTGGAACTCGATCCTCGAGCACGGCGGCTCGGTCCAGCACCTCGACTTCCTCAGCCCCGAGGAGAAGGCGGTCTACAAGACCAGCTTCGAGATCGACCAGCGCTGGCTGCTCGAGTTCGCCGCCGACCGCACGCCCTACATTGACCAGGCGCAGTCGCTGAACCTCTATATCCCCGCCGATGTCGACAAGTGGGATCTGATGATGCTGCACTTCCAGGCTTGGGAGAAGGGCATCAAGTCGCTTTACTACTTGCGCTCCAAGTCAGTGCAGCGCGCTGGGTTCGCCGGCGGCGTCGAGGCGGACAACACGCCGCAAGCGCCCAAGTTCGAGATCGGCGAGACCACCGATTACGACGAGTGCCTCGCCTGCCAGTGAGTTTCATTAAACTGCGCGGGAAGGCGCCGCTGTGGAAAAGTACCTGATAGCCGCGTAGACGATTCGTCTATGCGAAAATGAACAGCTATTTAGGATGAGATTCGATTCTCCTTTCAAAGGAGAAGCGAATTGGGGGCCAACCTTGCGGCTGGCCCCCAGCAAGCTGAACGACGATGCGCTCGAGCCTGCCTAGCAATCTCTGACTCGCACGTGCCGTCGTTTTGGTCAACCTGATCGCTCTGGGATTAGGTGCCATAGGTACGTGGATAAAGTGTGGAGAACCTCATCCCCCTCGGTTGCGGTAATCCAAATGCGTCCATTCACTTTCAGCTTGCCTGAGGCAGCTTTTGTTTCGGCATTGCCAAGCATGAGCCTTGTAAACCTCTGCGCCTTCCAGAGCGCGGCGCGGTAAGTGAAAGTAATGGACATGAACTTCTACAATTCACGCAAGCCGATTGGCACTACCGCCCGCACAGGCGAAATCTGCCCGGAATCTGGCGTCTGGCAGTCAATGGATGTTCCTTCGACTACTGCACCGCTCGCTAAAGGCAATCGTATGCCACCGCACCATCAGCGAGCCGTCACATGGAAGCTGATTCAATACTCATGACCAACGAGAGGACCGGCTTTTGTCGGTCCTCTTTTCTCTGCGTTCAATAAAAGCTTGGTGCACCCGACAGGATTCGAACCTGTGACCTCTGCCTTCGGAGAACTTGCCAACCGCAGGATTGCGTTGTCCCTGCTTGCATGTTCCGGCTTTGTTGCCGGGAACAGAGCGCGAATTGACGCTCGTAGCTGCAACATAACTTGCACGGGCCTTAGCGCCTGTCTGCCGCGCGCTTCGCGGCTTCCATGTAGTCAGGATGATGATGGGCGTAGAGTTCGGTCGTGCGGGTATCTGTGTGCCCGAGCCAGCCTGAGATCAGGTGCAATGGCACGCCGCGCTGCGCCATCCAGGTTCCGCATGTATGGCGGAGAGTGTGCGGGGAGACATCGACCAAGCCCGCCCGCTTGCAGGCGCCTCCAAAGCTGCCGTAGCCGCGCTTCTCCGCGTTGCCATCCCAGGCGCCGCCTATGTCCTTAATGCGCTGCCCAGCATCGTGAACGACAAACCCAAGATCAGTTCCACGGCGCCGAGCGAGCCGCAGGAAGGTCAGCAAACGAGAGGGGATCGGTTGCCCCTTCACCTTTCGCTTATTGGTCCTGCGCGTGCCGATCGCGGCGAAGTTGATGTAGCCCGCTTCAAGGTCGACCTGGTGCCAGCGCAGGGAGAGGATCGCGCCAGGCCGAGCCCCCATGTAGAGGCCGATGAGCACGAAGAGCGGAAGGTAGAGACGCACATTTGAGTAGCCGGTGCGGGCAGCGTTCAGCAATGCCGCGGCCTCACTGTGTGTCAGCCAACGATCGCGGCCTTCGGGCTTTTCGGGCAGCTCGACATGCGGCACCCGAGTAAGCCGCCCCTCTTCGAAAGCGAAGTTCAAGGCAGCGCGGAGCGTGGTCAGCTCGCGTCGCATGGTCGCAGGAGCCTTGTTTCGCCAGGTCGCGTACGCTCTGCAGGTTTGCTTGGTGATCGCGTCTACGGTCAGTTCGCCCCAATACTCCAGCAGCGGGAACATGGCGTGGGCTATGCGCTTCGGATCAGCGGTGTGCGGCGCATGCAAAGTGCCATAAAGATCAAGCGCGGTAGCGATCGGATAGGCAGAGGGCTCAGCTGGCCCTACCGGCCTTTGAGAAAGCTCACGCTCGCGGAGGAAGCCGGCGAGCTGCATTTCAGCCTCTCGGCGGTCTGCCGAGCCAGTGCTGCGGGTCCGCTTACGTCCGCCTTCATACCAGACGATGTAGATTGAAGGGCGGCCATCGATGTGCTCGAGCCGCGGCCCGAGGTTTGGTCTGGGCATGATTGCTCCTGCGCCTCGATCCAGGCGAGGGCTTTTTCAAGAGGATACAGCCAAGCTTTTCCCAGCTTGACCTTAGGTATGCCGCGCTCGTGGAGCGAGCGAACGGTACGCGCTTTGATGCCGCCGACTTCCAGAGCAAGCTCTTCTGCCGTGACATACCGGGCCATCAATCTGACTCCGCGTGGCGTGGGTCGGCGGCCAACTCGCTGCAGATGCGGCCAGTGTCGATCAGGAGAGCCGACCTACCACCAGAGCTTAGAGCGTCCTCGACGGAGTTCGTCAGGTGCCAACAGCCCTCATCGTCTACCCAAATGACCAAGCTTCCGTGCTCATCATAGAAATCCACGGCAAGCCACACCTCCTGAGATCGTCCTGTCGGCAGGAGAGAGTGCACAGCGCGAAGTTGATCAAGATGATCCTCCGTCAGATCCCAGCGTTCCCGTAGAACATCGAGTTCACCGTCGAGCGCGCTTGTTTCCAAGTTGAGCATGTCGACCCAGAACCGAACCTTCGGAAGCGGGTCGTAGAGATCGAACGCGTGGCGCAGTTGGTAGATCACCGCGCGCATCGCTCCGATGTTCAAGCCCAAGCGACGCATTTCGTTTAGTAGCGCCGCGAGCATGACCTCACGTTGAGCGAAGCGCAGATGAGCCCGTGGGTTGCGCTGTTGCCCAGCAAGTAAGCTCTGGCGCAGCCAGAACACTACCGCATCCTCAGGAGCACCCGACAATCGGCACAAGTCGGCGCGGCTAAACAGCTCTTCAGTGTCCATTCGAGTCAGATAGGACCATCGATCCTGTTTGTAAATAGGATCGATGGTCCTATCAGCCTAGCCCAACCCCGCGATCTTCTCCCCACCCTTGACTAGCGTTCCTAGTTCATCGGCGATCCTTCTAACCTCAATTGAGAAGCGCTCGAGGGTAACCTCAATAGATCGGAAAGCGCCACGTTGTGCTTCCGACAAATCGCCACTCTGTGACGCCATCCAGACGAGATTAGAAGTATTCAAAATGTAAATCTCTAGCTCATGGAGGTCATTGATGTTTTCAAGCATCTTATCCCGAACTGGATCGGGCAAACCTGTTGCGCTGATCTTAGCGTGCATCATGGAGGTTCTCACTGGTTCGGCCTGTCACAGCCCTTCCTGGTAGCGGACCAGGCGCCGGGAGAGTGACAGCCTGCCAGTGAGACAGGTGAGGCGTTTTCCCCTCGAAAGGGTATTGTATGTGCGCCTCGCTCCCGACATAAGGGGTCGGCAAGCGGTGGACGCCAATCCACGCTCGTATGAACAGCCGCCAAGCTGTTCAGGCAGATGGGCTCCGCGCCAACGGCGCCTCACCTGCTTCACTGGTCCGGCCTGTCACAGCCACCGAGCTATTTGCTCCCACAACATAAAACGCGCAAGCCCCTCTCGCCAAAGAGGGGGCTAAGCGCGTCTGCTACGTCTCTTGGCCTCAACCTGACACGCTGCAATGCCCTGATCAGTGATCGAATAGACAACCCGATCAGGCGTGGTCTGACGCGAGTACACAATCCAGCCCTTGCCAGCCATTCGAGCCAAGGTCTCGATGCCAACGCCGTAGAACTCGCTCGAAGGGAGCGCCTGGCCGTCCGCGAGGCAGTCCAGCACGCGCCGCTCACGCTTGTTTGGAGCCGTCTGCATCGACTCAGCCTTCGGTCGCGGTGCAGAGCGCGCAGCTGCACCGGTGGATGCCTTGCCGATGCCGGCGGCGGAACATCTTGCGCGCATCCTTCGATCCCACCTCGACGGCAATATGCATGATGCGAGAGGCGGAGAGAGACCGCCTCGCTTTCTCTTCTGCGATCAGAGCGGAGAGACGTTCACACGCAGCCGGCGCGAAGCGCCAAAGGATTATTTCCGGCATACCGCCGAACGATCAGTTGAAGCGATATGTTCTAAGTGCATCGCCACCACCAGCGCGTTGCACTCAGTCGAATCAAGTCGGCCAGTGCGGTCGTGCAGATCATAGCAGAGCCGTGCAGCGAGCTTCGTGCCGTAACCGACCGCTCGGCTGTAACCGCGCACCAGCTCGCTTGACGGCATTCCTGCGACCGCAGGCGCATGAGTGACGCAGTACATTCGTCCACGCCCACGCGAGATCTCTACACGGCCACTCATGCTAGCTGCCTCGACTGAGCCTTCTGCATCCGAGCCATGCCTGCACGCCCACCAGCGCGGACCAGAGCAGGAGCGGCGTGGCTAACTACGCCAGCGGCGCGACCATCGACGCGAGACCAGAACTCGTCAGACGGCAGGGTGTAATAATTGTTGACGGTCTGCTGGCTGCCAAGCCCGCGAAGGCGGCTGTTAGAGATCACCTGCGAACTGCGAGGCAAGTTGACCAGTTCCGGTCCCCGCTCGCCGACCCATGATAATCCGCCTGGGGCATAATTCGTCCCTGTTGCGAAGCCTCTCGGCTTCGCGATGGTTAGACCTAGATTCACGACTGCGCCGATCAATGCGCCCGCCTTCCTCCCAAAGATGGTTTGGAAAAGAGAAGTCAGGCCGCCGACTACCTGCTGCATCTGCTGAAATTTGTCGATCGCCGTATCCAGTGAAGGATTGATGACATCGGCGATACCGTTGGCGATCTGAGCGGCCGCACCTCCAAAAGACTGTCCGATGTTCTGGATTACCGTCTGCCAATTTTGCAGCTTCTCTTTGGCCCGGTCGGCCACGTCGCCGGCATTGGCGGAGAGGTCCGGCAACTGTTGCTGCATGATAGCGGTCAGCGATGCCCCCACTGCGTCAACGGAGGGCTGGAGCAGCCGATTGCGCGCCTCTTGGGCTGATGCCGCACTCAGTCCGCCACCCTGGGTGCCAGCGGCGTCCGCCTGGTCGATCAGATCCCACTTTCCACGGTTGGCGAGACGCTCTGAGGTATCGGGAAACAACTCATCCAGCACCGCTCGGGTTTTCGCGGCTAGATCGCTCATCGCGTCTCCAGCCTTTTTGGCGGCCGCCGTCGCCGGCTTGACCATTACCGTGTCGAGCCGAGCCATCTCGGCTGCAATCCCGTCGACCATATCCGGAACGTAGGAGTGACCCACGACCGCGTCGTAGAGGTTGAAGAACGCCCGCTTGACCCGCTCGATGCGCTCGACCGCTCCGTCCCAGACCGCGCCGAGCTTGTCGACGATCCAGCTGCGTACCCCGGAAACCAAGGCACCGACCTGCTGGATCACGTAGGTCGGAAGCCCTGCGAACGCCCGGTTGACGATCTGACCGGCAAGCTGGAAAGCCTTGCTCCAGTCCCCCTGAAACAGCGCCGTGATCAGCCGGACCCCGTCAGCGATCTGCTGGAACACTTGGCCCAGGAACTGCGCCGTTACCTTGATCGCGGCTACGACAGTCGCGCCAAAGGCGGCAATCAACGTGGACTGGAAGCTGGTGATCGCGCTCGCGGCGGCGGCTATCGCTGATCCAAGCGGCCCGCTCCAGAGAGCGGAGAACGCATCGCTCAGTGCCGAAACCAGGGCTTCGAGGGGCGGCCCGAGGGTTGTCTGCGCGGTCTGCCAGAGGTCTTGCAGCACCGGCGCGATCTTGTCCCAGTTGGCGTAGATCAGCGCACCGGCGGCAGCGATCGCGGCAAGCGGCACAGCGATCGGGGCGAGCGCCGCTAGGGCGCCTCCCGCTGCAGCAACCGCCACTTCGAGCGCGCCCCCAATCGTTCCGACAGAGGCCATGGAAGCACTGATCGAGGTCAACGCGGCCAGCACCGTCGAGCTGGCGGACACGAGGGCGCCAAGGCCAGTGAGGATCGGCCCCAAGGCCGCCGCCGCCAAAGCACCTCCGACCGCGAACTCCTGTGCTGCCGAGGGCAATTCGTTGAAGGCGGACACGAAGGCATTGATGGCGTTGGTCGCGGGCGGGAGAATCTTGAGTAGCACGCCGCCAACCGCTTCCTGGAAGTCGTCCAGGCTATGCTTCAGCGCCGCGAACGGATTAGCCTTGGCCGCGGCGGCTGCGGCGCCGCCGAACTCCTTGGTTAGTTCCGCGATGATCAGCTTCTGCGCGCCGGCAGTGTCGCCCACCGCCACCATCGCCTTGATCTGTTCTTTTTGCTGCGCGGTGAAGCTGACACCGACGCGCTGGAGCGCGGCGATGCCCTTTACCGGATCGTTCAAAGCCTTGCCGAGCTGGATCGCACTCGATTGAAGATCCTGGCCGAGCCGCGCCGAGAGATCGACCGCGAGCTGCTGCGCCTGGTCGAACACCGTGCCGCTGACATTGCCGAAGGTCAGGAGGTTGGCGGTCACCTTCCGCAGGATGTCGTCGTCATCGTAAAGCGAGTTATGCATCTCGTTGCTGGCAAGCTTGGCCAGCTGCTCCGCGCTGCGGCCGGCCGCGTTGCCCATTGATGCGATGGCCTGCTCGACTTGGCCCATGGCGTCGCGTGAGCCGAGCGCGGCCTCCACCGATGCCTTTCCAAACGCGACAAAAGGCAGCGTGAGGCCCACCGACAACTTGGTGCCGAGCGAGGTCATCGACTTGCCGATGGCATCAAACTCCCCCGCCATCTTTTTGAGCCGCTTTGCGCTGATGTCCGCGCCTTGCTCGAACGCCGCAGTCTCCATTGTCAAATTGACAGCGAGCCTCGCGATTACGTCACCCAACGGCATCTTTCACAATCCTAACTGTGTTGTGGAACGCCGCCGGCGCGAACCCGATCAGGACGCCGGCGGCAGACCCGAGCGCGGAGCCAAAGCGCTCGAGCCGATACTTCAGGGCTTGATCTGCAGCAGCCGGACCGCGATGGGATCAAGAACGCCACCGCCGACACGCTTGGTGCTGTAGAAGTTCACAAACGGCTTGTTCGAGTATGGGTCGCGCAGGAGGCGCATGCCGAGGCGATCGTTGATTAGATATGCTCGGGCGAAATTACCGAATGCGACCGCGAGGGCGCTCGCGCCGACGTTGGGCATGCCTTCGTCGATCTCGACCGGATAGCCGAGCAGCGTCGCCGGCTGACCAGCGACGAAGGCTTCACGCCAGATGTAGTTGCCTTGGCCGTCCTTGATCCTCGCAATCGCGGCCGCCGTCGCGCTGTTCATCAGCCAGGTCGCGCCCAGTCGGTACGGCGATGGAAGCGAGTAGGCGAAGCTCACCAGGTCATCGG